GGCCAGCGTCACCGTGTGGCTGGACGCGTCGCCGTTCTTCACGAGCAGCGCGACGCCGGGCCCGGTCTCGCAGGTGTCCCCGCCCGAGGTCGCGTCCGCGAAGGTGATCGCGACGCCGTCCAATCCTATGATCTTCGTTGTGAGTGCAGCCATTGCCCCTCGTCTCCTACGTGAATCCGCGGCCGGCCACGGTCAGCAGCAGCACGGCCTGCATGCCCGGTCCGTCCTGGTCCTGCGTCAGCCGCGACGCCTCGATTGCCGCCTCCAGCGCGGGCAGACCGAGAGACGGGTCAGCGGCCAGCCACGCCTCCACGCGGGCGCCGATCTCGTACACCCGCGCCCGTGCAGCCCGCACGTCCGTGTCACCCCGCGAGGCGATCGCCGCCACGGTGACCTGCCACTGCTCCTCCCGGCGTGAGCCCAGGCCAGCCCAGCCGCCCACCGTGGCAGCAGCCTGGAAGTCCCCCGTGGGGTCGCCGTCGTAGCCGACGATCAGCCAGTCAGGCGCGCCGCTGTCGGTCACCTCCGGGCCGTCCGCGACCTGCACGCCGGCCAGCTCGGCGGCCACCTCGGACTTGCCGAGCGCCACCAGCGCGTCGATCACCTCGGGCACACGAGAGCCCATGTCTACGCCACCCCCGGGGGGAGTCGATCCGGCGCCAGCAGCTCGATCGCACGGTTCGGCACGGCGTAGCCGAGGCCGGGGATCGGCTCGGTCACCGCATAGTCGTCGCCGCCCGGGAGGACGCCGCCGCGGCGCCCTGCCCGCTGCGTCCGCCAGAAGTGCTCCAGGATGATGCGGGCCGCGCCGGTGATGTGCTCGCCGATCACGGTGCGACCGGCCCTGTAGGTGAAGGACAGCCGGCCGGACAGGGCCCCGCCGTCCAGGCGGAACACCTCTCCGGTGCCCCCGTCCACCGCCAGGCCGTCAATCGCAGGGGCTACGCAGCCGGTCAGTACCGCAGAGACCCCGGTCAGCTCCAGCACCGGGGTCTGCAGCAGCACCACCACGGGCGCGGCCCTGACGGTGTGCTGTTCGGTGACGGTGCGGGCGACAACCGGCCCCACGTAGAACTCCACGGCGCGCGTGACCGCGTTGTTCCAGAACCGCACCTCGGCGTCCTCATTGGTATTGCTGAGGTTGAGGTGCGCCCGGGCGTCGGCCAGCGACAGAATCGCCGGCGGCGCCTCCGGCAGCACATCGAGCACGTCCGTGTACGCGGCGGCCGGGTCGGTGAACGCCCAGCGCACCGTGTGCCTGCCCGCGGTCGTCGTCGCGTAGTCGGCCTGGTAGCTCCCGGTTCCGGTCGCGGTGACGTCCGGCGTGACAGCCGTACCGTCCGGCAGGGTCACCGTCACGACGGCCGTACCGGCGGTGGTGAGGGTGCCGTCCGGGCCCCGGCACTCAGCGGTCAGGCGCGCAGTCGCGCCCAGGTCAAACGGCACCGCTCACCCCCTGTCAGGCCCTGGTGGGCGGCATGTGCCGCGGCCAGCCCAGCAGGACCACCGCGTCGTAGAAACCGCCGGTCGACGGGGACCCCGTCACGGTCACGACCACCCGCAAATACCGCTGATGGCCCGTGTACCCGATCTCGTGGACCGCCACGTCGTTGGCCGACGTGATCGCAGGCTCCGTGCCCTGCAGGAACTCGTCCGCGACAGCGGTCCAGTCGGTGCCGTTCGGGGAGTCCTGGACGGCCACCGTGTGCGTGCCGTCCGTGACCGTGCCCACGTTGACCACGACCAGAGCGGACCGGAACCCGCCCACATCGGTCATGCGGTCCACGGCCGCCCCGGTGACCGTGGCCGTGCGTGCGGCGGCCGGCGCGATCGTCGGCACGGCCAGGGCCGTGTTGTACAGGCTGCGCCTCATGCCCCACCCTCCCCGCTGCCCGCGTCCTTGGGCGCGGACTTCCTCGGTGCGGCCGTCTTCGCGGCCGCAGTCTTCTTCGCCGGCTTGGACAAGGACCGCTGGGCACCCGGCTCGGCGGTCGCCGCCTCCACCCGCGCACGCCGCTTCTGCACGAAGGTGTCGACGTCCTCGAAGAGATGCTCACGGCCCTCGATGATCGGGTCGTCGTCCTGGACGAGCGCGCCAGCCTTGATGACACGGGGGACGCCACCACCCACGGAGGCCGCGAACGAGGTCTTGCACCGCTTGATCACAGCGTCACTCCTTTCTCAGCGGCGGGGCCCGGAAGCGGTGTGCTTCCGGGCCCCGCGCAGCTGCTCGGCTCAGGCGGTGGTCGCGACGTTCAGCATCCGGAACGCCGCGTCGTTCACGCTGTCCGCGCCGACCCGGTACCACGCGTACCAGCCGCGCTTGCCCGCCGGGCGCTGGTTGGCGCCCATCAGGTGCGGGATGAACTCCACGCTCATGCCGACCCGGTCGGCGATGACGTAGTTCTCGAAGTCGCCGAAGATCAGCAGGTAGTTGTCGGCGGTCGCCGACGCGTCGTACCCGGAGGCCATGGCCTCGGCCTCCAGCGCCGGGCGACCCATCAGCAGCGGCGGCACGTCCGCGCCGATCCGCTCCCACATCTCCGCGCCGCCACCGGTGTCGAACTGCCGCACCAGGTTGTAGATATTGCGGTTGGCCAGCCACGACGCCATGGCCCGGTAGCTGGCGGGCAGGTCGCCGTCCATGGCGTAGACGTCCGCCGCAGCGAAGGTCTCCGCGGTGGCCGGGTCCATCTCGAAGGCGGTGCCAGCCAGGGCGGTGACGATGCCGGTCGGCTGCCCGGAGCCGCTGCCCGTGGCGAACGCGGTCGCCTCCAGGGTGTCCTTGCCGCGGGCGAGCAGGCGCCCGACCTCGGAGGTCGCGTTCTCGGCGTCGCTGATCGCCTCGATGGTGATCGGGATGAAGCCGTCCGCCTTGTGAACCGGGACGGTCGGCTGGTCGAAGGTGGAGGCGTTGTCGCCCGCCTCGCTGCCCTCGGCGGCCCACCGCCACGACGTCTCGCCCGCGCTGACGCCGTTCCACACATCGCCGGTCGCGACGACCTGCCGGGCGACCTGCCGGATCTGGTTCCGAGACCCCGCACTCGTGATGATCACGGTCGGGTCCAGCTGGAACGGGACCAGGTAGCCGCCCTGGGAGTCGGTGAGGGTCATGGCCCGCTCCAGGGCCCGCTGCTCCTCCGGGGACACCATGTGCCCCTTGCCAGCGGCCAGCTTCGACCACGCCCGCATGTACTCCGGGCTGGACGTCGCCAGGCACAGCCGGGAGATGCTGCCGCGCCTGTCGTCGTACTTCTCGATGATGCTGGTGGCCGCGGACCGGATCCGGTCGTCGGCGCCGGACATCTTCTCGATCGCGGACAGCGCGCGGGCCTGCAGCTCCTGCCCGACCTGCTCCGGGGACCGGTCGAACGTCCGCATCTCCCCGACGTCCCAGGGGTTCCGGAACCGGCGGTCCTCCACCGAGTCCGGATTGAGGATCGGGTCCGCGTCGTACCCGGAGCCGATCGCCGTACCCGGTGCGACCGCCATGGCCGCCGGACGCCGACTGCTCGCCCCGGTCGCGGACCTGACCCGCTCCAGCGCGGCCGTGCGCTCCAGCTGCCGCCGGTGCGCGTCCACCTCCGCGAACTCGCGGGTCAGCTCGTCGAAGGACTGCTCGTCCTCGGCGGTGAGCGTCTCCAGCCCCTGGAGACGCTCCAGTTCCTGCTCGATGTCCCGCAGGCGGATCACAGCCTGCGGGTGACTCAGCTGTACGGGCATGTCAGCCCTCCTTCTGCTCGATGGACTCCAGGACGCCGCGCATCAGCCCTCTGACCTCAGAGATGTGGGCCTTGCGGCGGACTGTGTCCGGGTCGGGCGACGGGTGCCCGTCAGCGGGCGGCGCGTCGGTGCTACTCGGTGTAGGCGGGTGCCCTGTGGGCGGCGCGCCGTTCGTACGTGCGGGGTCCGGGTGCCCGGAGGCGGGCGGCGCGGACGGGCCCGGCCTGGCCGGTTCAGCGGCCGGCACGGGCTGGGCAGTCGGGTAGAGGAGTGCGGCGGCGACCTCGCGCCGCAGCTCCGGGTCGTCGGGCACCTGCGGCACGGTCGTGGCGGACTGGGCCAGGGACGCCCGGATCCGGCGGGTCAGCTCCCCGTCGTGGGCCAGGCCCGCGGCAACGTCACGGGCCCGCACGGACACGCTCGTGCCCGCGTAGGCGGGGAACACGACCGGGCCGAGCTCCCGGCACTTGAGCTCGATCAGCTCGCGCTGCAGCGGGCCCCGGTCGCCCGGCATCCACAGCAGGTCGTACAGCTCCTCCGGCTTGACCAGCTTGCCGGCGTTGTCTCGCCACTCCTCGCGAACCACCTCGAAGCGGAACGACATGCCGTTCACGGTCTGCTCGGCGATCGCGTCCCGGATGGGCTGCATCAGCCAGTTGTCGGTGATGCGGGCCTCCACGTACAGGCCCTGGTCGTCCTCCCGCAGGTCGCTGATCGCCCCGATCGGGATGGACCCGATGAGGGGGTGCCGGCCGTGGTCGAACTGCATGACCGGGGTCTGCTCGCGGATCGTCTTGCGGAAGGCGCCCTTGCGGATCGTCTCCGTAAAGCTGCCTTCCCAGGAGTCGATCTCGGTGGGCTCGCCGAACACGGCGGCGTACCCGGACAGGGTGCGGCCGTCGCCGGCGTCCTCCCCGTCGCCGTCGGCGCGGAGCAGCTGGAACGGCGCCGACCGCAGCAGGTCGCGGGCGACGGTGTGCATGACGGGCATCTCAGGCCCCTCCCTCGATGGGCGGTCGGATCGCGGCCTCCAGGGCAAGGGCCAGGGCCCGCGTACGGTCGGCCGGCGGCAC